CTGCACTTACCAATCAACTAAAGAATCCAAGGTATGCTTATATAGCACCTACCTACAAACAGGCGAAAAGCATAGCCTGGGATTACATGAAAATGTTTGCGGGTGGAATACCGGGAGTTAAGTTTCATGAAACAGAATTAAGATGCGATCTACCCAACGGCAGCCGTATCACCTTGTTATCCTCTGAACAGCCAGATTCACTAAGGGGATTATTCCTGGACGGAGTTTGTATCGATGAGGTAGCTCAAATAGATCCGAGGTTATGGAATGAAATAATAAGACCCGCACTTTCCGATAGAAAGGGGTTTTGTTATTTTATAGGAACCCCGGCGGGGATGAGCAATATTTTTTATGATTTATACCAGCACGCTTTATCGGATGATAAGTGGTTAGCTTATACCGCTAAAGCCAGCGAGACAAAAATTATCGACCAGGAAGAACTCGATGCTGCCAAAGCTCAAATGGGAGAGGCAAAATATAAACAGGAATTTGAGTGTGATTGGATTGCAAATATCGAAGGATCAGTGTATGGAGAAATTATAAAAAATTTAGAAGCAAAAAAACAATTAACCCGTGTAGGTTATGATCCGGCTTTAGTGGTTCATACCGCATGGGATTTGGGAGTTGATGACAGTACAGCGATTGTATTTTTTCAACAACTCGCTAACCAAATTCTTATTATTGATTATTATGAAAATAATCGTGAGGGATTACCCCACTACGTTCAGGTAGTCAAAGATAAGGATTATGTCTACGGCGATCATTATGCGCCGCACGACATCGAGGTTACAGAATTTTCGACCGGAAAAACCCGTAGAGAGGTTGCTTATCAGTTGGGTATTAGGTTTAAGATTCTGCCGAAATTAAATTTTGAGGATGGCATTCACAGTTTAAAAATGGTTCTGCCGAAATGCTGGTTTAATATAGAAACAACAAAACCATTAATAGATGCTTTGAGACATTATCATCGAAAGTATAATGAGAAGATGAAAATGTTTCATAACAAACCGGTAAAGGATTGGTCATCACACGCTTGTGATGCCGCAAGGTACATGGCGTTGGGGATTAATGATTTACCAAGACATAAAACGGCTGCTCAAAAAGTAGCGGTTAATGAATATACAATACACGGAGAAATATAATATGGGATTTTTAATGCCAAAAGTTTCAATGCCAGCTTTACCTGCGGCACCGGCAGCAATGCCAGATGTGCCAAAGTATGATGATGCAGATCGAGAGGCAGCAGCGGCTGCAAAAAGAGCAAGGATTAGATCGGCAAGAACAGGCAGATCATCTACGATTTTGACCGGAGCATCAGGGTTGGAAGATGATGATAGTTTAATTCAAAAGAAAACATTATTAGGAGGATAGTATGGGAGGAGTAGCAAGAGTTTTTACACCAAAAGTTTTTACACCAAAACCCACACCTGCGCCGACACCAACAAAAGCAGAAGTTTCACAAGCAACTTCTACAACTATGGGAGATACAAGATTAAGAGGCAGAGGAAGAACCAGTACGATTTTAACTGGAGCTAAAGGTTTAGGCGATACAGATTTAACTGTTAGAAAATATACATTACTTGGAGGATAGATGGCAATTAAAGCAAAAGCAAAAATGGTAATTGATCGGTATGATACCTTAAAGGCACAAAGATCAAGTTGGGAAGATCATTGGCAGGATATTGCAGATTATTTTTTACCTAGAAAAGCAAACATTACAATTCGAAGAACTAAAGGCGACAAAAGACACGACCAGATTTATGATGGAACTGCAACGCACGCTTTAGAATTATTGGCGGCATCCTTAAATGGTATGCTAACTAATACGGTTTCTCCTTGGTTTATTCTGAAATTTAGATCAGAAATGATAAACCAGGATGACGAAGCTAAAGAATGGTTAGAAAACTGTGAAAGAGTAATGCAGCAGGTGTTTCAAAGATCAAATTTTCAACAGGAAGTTTTTGAACTTTATCACGAATTAATTGCATTCGGAACATCAGCGATGTTTATTACCGATGATGTCAAAGATGATTTAAGATTTAAAACAATTCATATTTCAGAAATTTTTATTACAGAAAATGAAAAAGGATTTGTCGATAGTTTAACTCGAAAGTTTCATTTAAAAAATAAAAATATTCCATTAATGTATCCTGAAGCTGAACTGCCTTCAGCAATCAAATCGGCTATTGATAAAAAACCTCATGAAGATGTGGAGATTATTCATTCAGTTTATAAAAATGATACTCCAATGGGTTATGAGAACAAGAACAATATGGATTATATTTCCTGTCATGTACATTATCAGACAGGAACTTTACTTCGTGAAAGTGGTTTTAAAGAATTTCCTTATGTGGTTCCAAGATATTTAAAATCTTCATCCAATGAAATTTATGGAAGAAGTCCAGCGATGAATGCTTTACCGGATACGAAGATGTTGAATACAATGTCCAAGACAACGATTAAGGCTGCACAAAAGCAGATTGATCCGCCTTTGATGGTACCGGATGATGGATTTATTTTACCTGTTCGAACAGTTCCAGGAGGATTAAATTTCTACCGAAGTGGAACCAGGGAGCGAATTGAACCATTAAATATTGGAGCCAACAATCCCATAGGATTACAAATGGAAGAGCAAAGAAGAAAAGCGATTAGGGAAAACTTCTTTGTCGATCAGTTAATGACGGTTCAAGGAGTTCAGATGACGGCAACCGAAGTGATGCAGCGAACGGAAGAGAAAATGAGATTACTCGGTCCCGTATTAGGAAGATTACAATCGGAATTATTACAACCGCTTATTACAAGATGTTTTAATTTATTATTTAAAAATAATAAACTTCCACCAATGCCTGAAATGTTAGGAGACCAAGATATTGAAATTGAATATGTTTCTCCATTAGCGAAAGCGCAAAAGACACAGGAACTTTCTTCGATCATGAGAGGAATAGAAATATTTGGAGCAATGCAGAACGTAGCTCCGGTATTTGATTATATTGATACTGATGGTTTGGTAGATCATGTTAAAGATGTTTTGGGACTACCTGCTAAAGTGATGAGATCCAAAGGAGAAGTACAACAAATGCAGGAACAGAAAAAACAACAGCAAATCGAACAAATGGAATTACAACAAGCTCAACAAGTCGCCGAAGCAGCAGGAAAAGTCGCTCCTGCGTTAAAGGCGGTAGGTAGTGAATAAGGAAGATTTAAAGCAACTCATTCGTGCTTATAAACAGGTTTTCGAATCTGACCAAGGCAAAAAAGTCTTGAAGGATTTGGAAAAGAGATGCAGTTATCATACAACAACGCATATTAAAGGCGATAGTCATGAATCTGCATTTTTAGAAGGAACAAGATCGGTGATTTTGTTCATCAAAAATATGCTCAATAAAAAACCCGAGGAGGAAAAATGAGTGATAATCAAGAGGTAGCAGCACCGGAACAAGCTCCTAAAACAGAGCCGGCTCCCACGCTGTCTGGAGATCCTAAAACAACAACTCCGGAACCAGTCAATATTGATTGGAGACAAAGCCTTCCAGAAGATATTAAGGCTGATAAATCTTTAGAAAGCATAAAGGATGTTGCTTCTTTAGCAAAAAGTTATATTCACGCGCAGAAAATGGTAGGTTCGGATAAAATTCCAGTTCCTAACAAGTATGCAACGGATAAAGATTGGTCGTTAGTCTATGAAAAATTAGGCAGACCCAAAAGTCCAGATGGATATAAATATGACTTGCCACAAGATAAGCAAGTTGATGAAGCTTCATTAAAAAGCTTTTCAGACCAGGCGCACAGGCTAGGGTTACTACCTACGCAGGCGAATGGGGTTGTAAAGTTTTATAATGATATGGTTGCTAAGACTTTGCAGGATGCAGATTCAAAGGCATTAGCTGCAAGAGAGAATGGAACCAAACAATTAAAACAAGAGTGGGGACAAGCCTATCAGGAAAAATTAACTAAGGCGAATACGCTTGCCAGTTCTGTACTAGAAAAAGATTTCTTAAATAATAATCTTGCAGACGGAACTAAATTAGGAGATCATCCTATGATGGTAAAGGCGTTTGCTGCTTTAGCAGATAAGATGGGTGAAGATAATATTGTTCAAGCAAGTGGACCAAGTTATCTAACGCCTTCTCAAATCGAGAAACAAATTGGAGAATTGACACAGGTAGGATCAGCGTATTGGGATAAAAATCATCCTAATCATGATGCTGCGGTTCAAGAAGTTTTTGCTTTACGAGAAAAGAAAAATCAAGTATAGCAAAATTAATTAGGATAATCGAAAGACCCTAGTTGACATTAGGAATAGACTAACATCCACGAGATGTAAAACCCAGGAAGACCCGAAAGGAAAATCAACCGAAAATTTGTTTAACAACTAAATAACAGGAGGTTATTGTGAGTTCACAAATAACTACTAGTTTTGTTGAACAGTATTCGGCAAATGTGTCGATGCTGGCACAACAAACAGGCTCAAAGCTACGAAGCGCTGTTGATGTAGAATCTGTTAGAGGTAAAAACGCTTTCTTCGACCAAGTCGGAGTTACGGCTGCTCAATTAAGAACGAGTAGACATGGCGATACGCCTCAAATAGACACTCCACACTCAAGACGTAGAGTATCTTTAGCTACTTACGAATGGGCTGATCTTGTAGACGATGCCGATAAGGTAAGAATGTTGGTAGACCCAACTTCTACGTATGCAAGAGCTGCGGCTGCGGCGATGAACAGAAGTATTGATGACGTGATTATCACGGCTATGAATGCTGATGCAGATACTGGCGTAGCAGGTGGCACAAGCACATCTCTACCTAGCGGTCAAAAGACTGCGACATCTGACCAATCTGATGGTCTGACTGTTGCTAAACTTTTGTCAGCGAAGTACATACTGGATAACAACGATGTAGATCCTTCTTTAAGAAGATACCTTGTTTGTGGTCCAAAACAAATTCAAGATTTGTTAAATACGACTGAAGTTAAAAATTCTGACTACAATACAGTCAAAGCTTTAGCTCAAGGTCAACTTGACTCATTTCTTGGGTTTAATTTCATAATGTCAACAAGACTGAACACAGACGCTACTTACACGACTGACAGATTAGTTTTTGCTTTCACAGAAGATGCAATCAAACTAGCTATCGGTAAAGATGTTGGAGCAAAAATTTCAGAACGTGCGGATAAATCATATTCCACTCAAGTTTACTACTCGATGGATATTGGTGCAACTCGTATGGAAGAAGAAAAAGTTGTTCAGATACCTTGTAACGAGTAATAGGAGGTAAAAAATATGGGAACTAAAAACTCAGACTTAGTAGCAAATTTTGAAGCTACGCCTCAGGTACTTAATAATCCTGCTCTACTACACGGAGTTCAACGTGTGGCACAAGGTACAATAGAACTTGCTGCTGGCGATAGTAACGATAACGATATTGTTATGTTAGCACCGATACCAAGCAATGCAGTCATATCCGCAATTCAAATCGGAACTGACACATTTGGTGGTTCGTGTACATACAATGTTGGGATCTACACTACTGCTGGTGCAGTAAAAGACGAAGATTATTTCGCAACTGCTGTGGCTGATGCCGCAGGAATGACGGATGTTCGTTATGAAGTTGCTGCTATTGATACTGTTGGAACACAACTGTATTCGATGGCTGGCGACAGTTCAGACCCAGGTGGTTTCTACTACATTGCGGCAACTATGCACGCAGAAGGTGGAACTGCTGGAACGATGTCATTTAGTATCACTTACGCTGTGAACTAATCAGTAGACAACAAAGATATAAGTTAGGCGCTGAAATATTGCGCCTAGCTTTCAATATGAATTTTAAAAACAAAATTTTTAAAGGAATAACATGGCATCAGTAGTACAAATCTGTAATTCAGCATTAAACCAATTAGGTGCAGGCGCAATTACAGCACTTACAGAAAATTCAAAAAACGCAAGACTTTGCAACGCAAGATATGAAACCGTTAGGGATGCAGTATTTAGATCTCATCCTTGGAACTGCCTTATTAAAAGGCAACAACTTGCAGCAGACAGCGATACTCCCGCTTGGGGATTTACCTACCAATTTACTTTACCCGCAGATTGTCTGAGAGTTTTAGGAATAGACTCTCATGATAGTGATTATAAAATTGAAGGAAGAAAAGTTTTAATTAGTTCTTCCGCAGTTAAATTAATTTATATTTCACAAATTACAGATCCAAATGAAATGGATGTTTTATTAAGGGAAACTATATCAGCCGCGTTAGCTGCGGATATAGCTTACTCAATTACGGCGAATAATCAAATGGCTAGACTTTTTGCTGACAAGTATGCGTTAAAATTATCTGAAGCAAGACACGCAGACGCTTCAGAAGGTTACAATACCGATCCAACATTGGGTCCAGCAGATCAAGTCGTAGCAGAAGATTTTATAACAAGTAGATATTAAATATGGGAAAACAACTTTTATCCGTACCTAGTTTTACGGCTGGGGAATTATCACCTCGTATGGAAGGCAGAACAGATTTTGCCAAGTATTTTAATGGCATGACGAAGTGTGAAAATTTTGTGGTAATGCCTCATGGTCCCGTAACAAGACGACCCGGTACCTATCATGTTGCAGAAATTAAAACGAGTGCGAATAAAACAAGATTAATCCCTTTTCAATTTTCAACAACGCAAACTTATATTCTTGAATTTGGAAATCAGTATATTAGATTTTTTAAAGATAATGGTCAAATTACCGAAAGTAATAAAACTATTACTGGAATAACACAAGCAAACCCAGCCGTAGTTACATCAAGTTCACACGGATATTCTAATGGAGATTTTGTAATTATTTCTGGAGTTGTTGGAATGACGGAAGTTAATGGTAAAACTTTTAAAGTTGCAGATAAAACTACTAATACTTTTGAACTTCAAGATGTAGATGGTAATGATATAAATTCTTCTGGTTATACAGCTTATTCGTCTAGTGGAATTGCAAATAAAATTTATCAAATCACAACAAGCTATACCACAGCACAAATTTTTGATTTGAAATTCGCACAGTCTGCTGATGTGATGTATATAACTCACAACAGCCATGAAGTATCCAAACTAACAAGAACAGGTCATACTTCCTGGACATTATCTGAAGTGGAATTTACCGATGGTCCCTATTTGGATGCCAATACCACATCGACTACGATGACACCGGGAGCAACAAGCGGGGATGACCAAACTTTAACAGCTTCCGCTTCGACTTTTGCTTCAACGGATGTGGGAAGATTAATAAATTTTTCAAATGGTTATGCTAAGATACGAAGCTATACCAGCGCAACGGTTGTCAAAATAGATATTAAAGATGCTTTTGATAATACCTCTGCGGTTACAACATGGAAGTTGGGAGCCTTTAGTGATACCACGGGACATCCTGCTTGTGTATCTTTCTTTGAACAACGCTTAGTTTTTGCTGATACATCCGATCAACCACAGACGTTATTTTTTTCAAAGTCTGGTGATTATGAAAATATGACATCCGGAACTTCATCCGATGATGCTATGGTTTATACGATTGCCTCTAACCAGGTAAATGCTATTGAATCTTTAAAAGCCACAAGAACTTTAATTGTAATGACAACTGGGGGTGAATATTCAGTTACATCTGGCTCTTCTCAAGATGCCATTACACCTACTAATATTAATATTCGTAAACAATCGAATTATGGAAGTGCAGGAGTTGATGCGCTATCGATTGGTAATGCCACCATCTTTCTTCAAAGAGCAAAAAGAAAGATACGAGAGCTAGCATATAATTTTGATACAGATGGCTATCAAGCTCCTGATATGACCATTCTATCAGAACACATAACGGACTCTGGTATTACTCAAATGGACTATCAGCAGGAGCCTTATTCAGTAGTCTGGTGTGTAAGAACTGATGGAGTGTTAGCCGGTCTTACATATAATCGATTAGAAAATGTAACGGCATGGCATCGACATATATTTGGAGGAAAATCGGATACCACAAAAAATATTATTCAACAACAGATTAGTTTTACTTCCAATTCATCTAATGTGAATACAACAAACAATACGATTACGATTTCATCGCATGGATTAAGCACAGGAGATCCAGTTTATTATTATGCAGCTTCTAATGCGATTGGCGGATTGAATAACTCAAATTTATATTACACCATTGCATCAGACAGCAATACGATTAAATTAGCAACTACATCAACGAATGCAACGGCAGGAACAGCGATTAGTTTAACATCTGCTCCTGGTTCGGATACGACCCAATATATTTATCAAGGTGTGAACATTCAAACCGATATGATTTATTCTGTTGCACACGGATTAAAAACAGGGGAAATTGTTTATTATGATAATACTGGAACATCAATTACCGGATTATCTGAAAATACAAAATATTATGTGGGTAAAGTAGACGATAATCAGTTTCAGCTTTATGCAAAATCAGATTTACTTACTCCCGTTAATTTAACGGCTGCTCATACATCAGAACAAACGGATAATATTTTAAAACACGCAGAAGTCGAGAGCGTGGCGGTGATTAATGGAGATGCGGATGAAGATCAAGTTTGGGTGATTGTAAAACGATGGATTAATGGAGCAGTCAGACGTTATGTGGAATATTTTACACCCTTTGATTTTAGTGAAGATTTAACAGCATTTCATTTTGTAGATTCAGGGTTAGCTTATAGCGGAGATAACACTACAAGCTTAACAGGATTAGATCATTTAGAAGGAGAACAAGTCGCAGTAGTGGGTGATGGTGCGGCACAAAATAACAAAACTATATCTAGTGGAGCTATAACGATTGATACAGCTTCTGAAGAAGCAAAAGTGGGTTTATTATATTCTTCCGATCTTCAAACGATGAGATTAGATGAAGGTTATACTGAAACCACACAAACAAAAACAAAAAGAATTTATGATTTATCGGTTAGATTTCATGACACCGTTGGAGCCAGCGTGGGTCCCAATGTGGATAATCTAACTTCGATTGATTTTAGGGATAGTTCGGCAAGTATGAACTTACCTGTTCCCTTGTTTACCGGAGACAAGTTTATTGAATTTGATTCAGATTATGGAACAGAAGGTTTGGTTTATGTGCAACAACCTCAAGCTTTACCGATGACAGTTTTAGGAATTTATCCGAGATTGGATACAGAGAATGTCTAAAGTAGAAATTGTCCCTTTTGAAAATAAACACGCACAATATATTTTAAGTCAACCCTTGAACAGCAAGTTTTTAGAATTAAGACCCGAACATAAAAAATATGCTTATTTCTTAAAAGAAGTTGGAATGTCGTTTACAGGTCTAGTCAATAACAGACCCATAGCGGCAGGAGGGGTGTTTCCCCTTTGGGAAGGCGTTGCCGAGGGGTGGGTTTTGGCAACACAAGATATACATCAGTATCCCATTACGTTTGCAAGAGTGATTAAGCATCGTACGGATATGATGTGTAAAAATAATTTTATTAAAAGATTACAAACGTCAGTCAAAGCGGATTGTGATATTGCAATTCGATTTGCAAAATGGATGGGTTTGAGACCCGAAGGTTTAATGAAAGGGTATGGTCCCGATGGATCAGACTACTTTAGATTTGCGAGGATTTTTAAATGAGTTTTTTTGGAGCATTAGTAGGAGGAAAAGCAGCACAACAGGCAGCGAATTATAACGCAGCTTTATTAGAACGTGATGCTCAAATCAAAGAACAGGAAGCGAAACAAGGTTATGCGGTTTATACCAATTACAGTTTACCTGCTTTTAACGCCAGCGCAGATAAATTAACCGGTCAAATTACTACAAACTATGCCAGCTCTGGTGTTACCTACTCTGGTTCTGTCTTGGAAGTATTATTAGAAAATGAATTAAACCTGGAACGAGACCGAGACATGATGAAATATAATGCAGAAGTCGCAATGGATCAAAAATATAACGAAGCAATCAATCAAAGAGCAGAAGCATCCATTGAAAGATACAGAGGAAAAATTGCTAAAAAAGTATCTTACTATCAAGCAGGTCAAAGCTTACTGAATTTAGGAGGTAAATTTCTATCATAATGGCTATTAAAATTTATCAATCACAAATCGCACCCACATCAGAAGTAAAGGAAAGAGCATCCACAAGAGGAATGAGAATATCTATGGATACCGCTGCCGCTCCAGGAAGAGCTTTAGCTGGAATGCTGGAAGCGGGTGAAAATGTTTACATTGCTTACGAAAAACAAAAATCTGAAAATGAAGTTATAGAAAAAGCAAAAGAACTGGATAAAGATCAAATCACAGAACATCCAGCAAGCGGTGCTTTAATTACTCAAAAAAAAGGGTTAGGGACCATTGTTAATGAATTATCTGAAAGCACAAAACCTGATGAAGCTTTAGCGGAATACAAAGAAAAATGGCAAACAGAATTAGATAGAATTTTACCAACCTTAAAAGGTAAGTTTTCCAAACGCTTCTTTAAATCTTATATGAATAAAAGATTTATTAGAGAATCTGGTTCTATTCGAGATAAGACGTTCGTTAATTTCAGAAATGAATCAAGAGTATTAAAAGTTAATGAAGTAAGTCATCTTGCTAAAATATTAGCTAATAATCCAAAAGAATCCCGTGCTTATAAATTAGCAGCAACTGAACTTAAAAGTTTCTTTCAATCTCAATCCAACTATGATTTGTTTGGCGATAAATTCAAACAGCTTGAATTTGATACTTTAAATACGATTGACGAATTAACTATTTCGGCTGATTTAGAAAAAGATCCTATTGGTACTTTAGCTAAATTTAAAGCAGGGGAATATAAAAATTTAAACGCAGAATCTTATACAAGACTAAAAGCGAAAATTGAAAATCATGCTCAACACGAAATTAAAAAGGAAATTACAGAAGATACTATTCGTGCTGGTTTAGGCAAAGTATCATTAATTGATGCCAATACTTATTTAAAAGCATTTGTGGGTCATAAGGATTATGACAATATTAAACTTGCTATTGATACCAACAATTATGTCAGAGCTGCAATCCAACAGGTTAATACTAATCAATCTGCTGATTTAAAAAATATTAAGCTTTATAAAATTGAAGGCACAGGAGCAGAAATCGCTGCTAAGCAAAAAGCAAATAGTATTATAGAGGCTGCAAAAAATAATAGAATTAAATCAATTCAGGATGGAGACGCAGCAGGCTGGTTAAATACTATTGATGATGAACTCTTTAGTCTAAATCAAAAAATTAATAATACTTCAAATGTTGAAGATAAGAAAAAACTTATTGAAGAAAGAACAATACTTTTAAATCAAAAATACGAAGAGTTAGGTATTGATAAAAGCAAAAGATTTGTTTTAACTCGATCGGAAGCTTCCAGTTATGTTTTACAAACAATCAATACTGCTAATCCTGAAGAAAAAGATGCTTTTCTCAATAGTATTATTGATCTTCATGGTCAAGATAATGCACCGAATATTATCAGACATTTAGCTTTAGAAAAATTACCTATTCCTTATCAGATTGCTTTAAGTACGAATAGCCAGTCTTTAAAATCAGATATTTTAACTTCCACAACATCGAAGAATTTGGAAAAAACGGTTAAAGACGAAGGATATAAAACGAAAGATATAAGAGAAAAAGTTTCAGAAGGATTAGAAAAATATAAAGCGGTTATTGAAAATCAGGCACCTGGCGAAATGGATATGGTGGTTTATACCAATGCCATTGTAGATACCGTTTATAAAGCTGCTCTACATCGAATTGTTAAAACAGAAGATCAAGATGGCTCCATTGATTCAGCCGTGAATGATTTTATGAAAGATTATTTTATTCCCAATGAAAATTATTTCATTCCCGTTGATGTCAATGGTTCTGCGGTCAATCAACAAGCCGTTATGTTAAAAACGGAAGCTATTGAATTAGCCGTTGAGGAAGGATCTATGTTGGATCTATTTATGGGAGATAAAGGCTACAAACATTTTGCAGAATTAGCCGAAGAAGATATATCTGAAGCGGATGCCAAAGAAGTCGTTAAAAAATCCATTCAGCAACATTCTCGTTGGGCATTATCTCCTGACGGAGATGGGTTGGTTTTAAATGTTCAATTAGCTAATGGAGCTATAGTTCCTATTGTTAATGCTGATGGTCAAGCCATTGAGTTTAAATTTCTTAATCCAGAATATGTATTTCCTGGAACGAATACAATTTTAAATGTGTTGCCGGAGGATGCACCTATTCTTGAAGAAGGTGGAGCTTAATGTATAATATTCCTTTAGGGACTTTCGATCAATCTGCTAAAACAGGATCGGTTTATGATAATGTTCAAACTGGTTACTGGGAAGCTTTAAAATCCAATATTGCAACCACATGGAATTATAATCCTTTATCTTCTTTATTAAGAACGGTGGATCAAGCGCAAGCTTATGATTCCAGTAATGTTTATTTAAAAGCAGATGATCTCAATAAAGAACACGCAGAGTTGGGATTGGTCTTTAAAAAAGATACCCGTAAAGGTGTGGTGGATTATCTAGTTGAAAGAAAAAAATTAGAAAGAAAAAGACAGGATGTTGTTTCAAGAGCCGATGTTGGATTATTTGGAAAGGCTGGATTTTTTCTTTCTTCTTTAGGAACTTCTTTTGTTGATCCTATAAATCTTGTGGCTTCTGTTGTGCCTGTGGTGGGTCAAGCTCGGTTTGCTAATATGGTTGCAAGAGCTGGATTATTAAGAGCAAGAATTGGAAAAGGTGCGATTGAAGGTTTTGTCGGCAATGCTGCAATTGAACCTTTGGTTTATGGTGTGGCTAAATCAGAACAAGCCGACTATGGAGCATACGATGCTTTTATTAACTTAACGGCTGGAACTTTAATTGGTTCTACTTTTCATGTGGGTTTTGGTAAGCTGGGAGACTTTTTGGCAAAAAAAAGAGGTAAGCCAAATATTTACCAAAGACTTGCTGCCATCTCTCCAGAACATCAACAAAGCTTATTAAGACATTCAGTGGTCAGGCTTTCCAAGGGACAGCGGGTGGATACTGGAGATTTAATTGTTAAGAAAACAAGAATTGGCGACAGACAATTAAATGAAATTGACGATCAAATTATAGAATTTAAAAAGAATTATCATGAAGCTTTAAAAAAAGGTGATAAAAAGTCAGCTCTTGTTTATTTAAAAAATATTAGAAATTTACAAAAACGATCAAGAGATCTTGTGGCGGCTAAAACAAAACAAAACGATCAAGCCGTTCCTAGGGATGAGCCGGATGGTACTGTGAGAGATCGAACGGGTGAACTTACCGATCAAAACCTGGAATATAAAAATAAAACGACAACGGAAATCGAAAGCGAAGCTGAACTTCTATCTCAAAGAAATCAACTTCATCAAAAACAACTTAATGTTAAAGATGAAGATTTAACTCCAGAGTTTAATCAGGAAAGAACTGAAATTGATGTGATTAACAACAACATTAAAAACAAAACAACAATTCGGGATGCAATTAAAGCTGGAGCGAATTGTGTGAAACGAGGCAGTTAATGGCAAGTATTAAAAGAATATCTAAATGTTTTCAGGAAGTAAAACGACTAACGGGAGATTTATTACCGGAAGAAAAAATTGATGAAATTCTATTTAAAGCAAAACAAAAGATTAACGAAAACAAATTTCAGCAGCAACAATCTAAAACTGATAAATTATTAGCCGAAGAAATTATTAACGAATTTGAATACGACCAGGCAATTAAAAAAAGAAATCTTGCAGAAAATAATATTAAGGCATTAGATCAGTATGAAAGAATTTTAGATGCAATAGAAATCTCAAAGGGAAAACTCTCTCCACGGCAAGCGGTCAAAGCCATGCTGGTTGGGGTTCAGGAGTTTTCAAATATTACTCGTAATTCCATTGGAGGAAAACAGGATACAATCGAATCTATTGAAGTGCAAAAACTTTATATTGCAATGAAAAGCGAAGGTGTTTGGGATGCTTTTGATTCTGGTAAAATGGATCTTGAAATTAAAAGGGAAATATTAGGTGTAGATACCGGATTACAGGAAGCTAAAGTTATTGCTAAAATTTTACAAAAATTTCAAAATGACTGGCGTATTCGTTTAAATGAATTAGGAGCAAATATTGGCGAATTAAGAGACTGGATTACCCGTCAGCATCACGATACGGATAAAATGGCAAATGCCAACCGTCATTCAAAAATTATAGGAGATAATAGATTTGCCTGGGTTGAATACATAAGAGAAAGACTGGATTTAGCCAGAACTTTTCCAGAGGTTTCTAAAAGAGAAGACATTGATAGAATTTTAGGCGAAGTTTACGACAGCTTAATGTCAAGCGATCATTTAAAGCATGGTGGAACTAATAGTATTTATGGAACACGAAATGTTGCTAATCGTTTAAACGCATCAAGGGTTTTACACTTTAAAAGTGCAGATGCGAGACACGAATATGATTTAGCGTTTGGTTCTCCCAGCTTAAAAGAAAGTGTTTTAGGTGTTTTAACCCATAGTGCCAGAAACATTGGTATAATGCAGGATTTAGGAACTAATCCAAGACAAACTTTTGAAAAAGTTATATCTCTTTTAAGAAAAAAATATAAAACTACTAATCCTAAAGAAGCTCGAAATTTAAGATTTGAAGAATTTAAAAATGAGTTTTATGAAATAGACGGAACGGTTAATGGTATTGCCAATCACACATTAGCCAAAGTCAGTATGGCAACTCGTTTCTTTCAATCCACAGGTAAATTAGGATTTGCCACAGTATCGTCAATGGGCGACTTGGGTCAATATATGCTAACATCAAGATTCCAAGGCAGAGGTATGCTGTATGGATTGTGGGAAGCATTAGGCGCTTTATTTAGAACTCAGGATAAACAAGCTTTAGAAGTTTTAGATATTACTTCTAATTCTATTATTGCCACCAATGGTCATAAATATGGTTTAAGGGATGAGACTTGGGGAGCTTTAGGAAAAGTACAAAATACTTTCTTTAAATGGAATAGTTTAAATCGTTGGGTCTCTAGCTTAAAATCAGGCATGACGGTGGGTTTAGCTCGTCATTATGGAATGCTTAAAGGATCTCAATGGAAAAATTTAAAATTAAGGGAAAGAAATCTTTTAACGCTTTACGGCATTGATGAAGGTAAATGGGATATGTTGCGTTCCATTGAAACTTTAGATGTGGATGGTAAATCCTATATGACAGTTGAGGCGATTCAAAGTTTATCCGATGAATCCGTTGTCAAATATGTGGGAAGAAAATTAAGCCAAAGAGAAATTAAAAACTGGAAAAGAGACTTGGAAATGACTTGGCGAAATTTCCTTGTTGACCAAGCCTTGCACGGAACTCCAGAACCGGATGCAGCGGTTAGAGCTTTTATGAATCAAGGCTTACAAAAAGGAACTGGTATGGGAGAATTGATCCGATTTATTATGCAGTTTAAAGCCTTCCCTATCTCAATTTGGAAAAAAATTATTGGTCGTGAATTAAAAAGCTATGGTCATGATGAATCCAAAATGAATATGATTGGAGGTTTTGCATCTATGGTCATGTTATCAACAATCTTTGGTTATCTTGCCATGTCAGCAAAAGATATGTTAAAAGGAAGATCTCCAAGGGATCCTGAAAAAATAGGAACAATTATGGCTGCCTTTCATCAAGGTGGTGGTTTAGGTATTTATGGGGATTTCTTATATGGAGAATTACAGAATGAATTTGGCGGTGGGATTTTTGAAACTGCTTTGGGACCCACAGCCGCAGATGTTAAAAAAGTTATTGATTTACCTTTTGCGCTTGCGAAAGACCCTAAAAAAGCGGGAAAAAAACTATTACAGCTTGCAGAAGGAAATATACCTTTTTTAAACCTATATTACACCAAGGCGGCGTATGACTACCTGATTGGGTATCAAATGAAAGAATATTTAGATCCTGGTTATTTTGACAGGATTTCAGAAAGGCATAAGGAAAAAAGGGGACAAACATACTATTTAAAACCTTAATTTATAATAGACAGGATAGACATTTTTTAATATAGAGAAATATAGAGTTAGGTTTTTCACGCCTACTCAATTTCTCAAAAACCAATTTAAAAAAAATTATGACGATAAGCACAACAACAATTAAAAATAGTTATAGCGGAGATGGTTCAACTACGGCTTTTGCCTATACCTTCCCTATTAACTCAACATCTGAAATAACAGTAATTGAAAGATCAGCTACGGGAACTGAAACCGTTAAAAGCGAAGGCTCTGGTTCTACTAACTATTCTATCTCAGACAATGGAGCTGCTGGTGGAACGATTACTATGGTTACAGCTCCCGCATCGGGAACAACTTTAGTGATTAGACGTAATACTGCTTTAACCCAAGAAACAGATTATGTAGCGAATGACCCTTTCCCTGCGGAAACGCATGAAGATGCTTTAGATAAAGCTTTAATGCAGGCACAAGAGCTGCAAGAACAATTAGATCGATCTTTTAAAGTTTCAAGAACCAATACGATTACTTCATCCGAATTTACAGATAGTGCAACAGATCGAGCTTCCAAAACTTTAGGATTTGATGCTAGTGGAAATTTAACAACAGTAGCAGATTTCTTACCCGCAGGAGGCGATTCAGCACAATTTACTTATTCCACAACTACAACGGATTCTGACCCTGGTTCGGGTAAAATACGTTTTAACAACGCAACACTTTCATCTGCAACGATTGCTTATGTAGATGATGCTGAACAAAACGGAACAGATGTATCTGCATGGGTACAGAGTTTTGACGATGTAACAGGTAATGCGACTAATAGAGGAAGAATAAGAGTTACAAAATCTAATACGTTAGATGTTTGGCACGTTTGGAAAATTTCTGGAGCGGTTACGGATGCAAG